CGCGAGCTTCAGGGCGTCAAGGTCGATCTCGACCTCGGCTCCTTGGACCTCTCGGCCGACATCGAGACCCTCGCGGGCACCAACCTGAACACGATCAAGAACCTCATCTGCCAGGTGGCGGGCTCGGACGCCATCGAGACGGAGTTCTTCGCGTGCGCGGCGCGGTGCCTCTACAACAATGCGAAGATCACGGAGCAGACCTTCGAGGACCCAAAATCGCGAGAGGATTTCATCCCGGTCGCGATGGAGGTGATCAAGTTTACGCTGCGCCCTTTTTTCAAGGGCCTCGACTTGTCATCGCTAACAGGCAAAAGGCCGAAGGTTCAGACCGACTCCCCACTGTAAAAAGTTCAATGGAGGATTCTCTGATGGTCGCCTTGAGGCTCGCCAAGGAAGGCTACCTCGGGGGAGACCCGATCAGAATCCTCCAGTACCCAGCAGACATGGTGCTGGCGATGGTTGAGTACAGCGGGTTCCTGATCGACTACCGCGACACCTATATGAGACTCAACGAGCCAAGCAAATGAAGATCGGAGAGCTATTCGTAGTGCTGGGGTTCAAGCTCGAAGGCCGCGCACGGCTGGAGGAGCTGGAGAAGGGCATGACCGCGGCGGCCGTCCTCGCGGGTAAGGCCGCTCTCGGCGTGGGCTCGCTCACGACCGCGCTCGGATTCATGCTGAATATGTCGATGGACGCCGGGGTCGAGCTGAAGAAGTTCGCCGCGGCGACCGGCCTCTCGACCGATGAGCTGCAACGCTGGCAGTTCATGGCCGAGCAGAATAACGTCAGCGGGAAGGAGATGCTCGACACGATCAAGGAAATCCAGAAGGCCGGTGCCGACATCCGGCTCGGCCGCGGCAACATCGCCCCCTGGCAGCTCTTCGGCGTGGACCCGACGCAGGACCCCTTCACGGTGCTGAAGAACCTCCGCGCCGCGATCAACCGTTTCCCCGAGGACATCGCCCGCACTATTGCGGGGGACGCCGGGATCTCGGACGACGTGTTCCAGATGCTCCGCAACACGAACCTGGAGTTCGACAAGCTGGAGCAGAAGTACATTGCAAGCCGGAAGCAGGCCGAGGACCTCGCGCGCCTGAAGGGCCAGTGGGCCGGGATAAAGTTCGAGCTTACCAGCATCGGTATCCAGCTAACGGCTACGTTCCTTCCCCTGCTTCAGAAGGCCGTCCCGTACATCCAGAAGGGTGCGGACAAGCTCGCCGACTTCGTGAAGTTCCTCCAGAGCGGCACTCCCGAGGCCGAGCGGTGGAAGATGATCCTCGAAGCGGCCGTCGTCGCCATCGTGGCTATGGCGGTGGGTCTGGGGGCTCTGGTGGCTCTCTTCGTCACGCTCGCGACGGTGTTCGCCGTGCTGGAGCTGGGGCCGCTCCTCGCCGACCTCGCGTTGGTGACGGGGGCCATCGCAGGGATAGTTTACTTGGTGAACGACCTCATCAAGGCGGCCAAGGGGATGCAGAGCGACTTCGATTGGAAGCTCGCCATCGCGGGAGGCAACGTGATGGCCGGGGTGATCCAAGGGATCATCGGGCTCGTGGATCTTCTTCGATTGAACTGGAGCGGGGCCGTGGACGACTTCAAGTCGGGCCTTCAGGATCTGAAGGATGCGAGTCCGTTCAGCGCGGCCGGTCTGGAGCGCGCGGCCATGAAGGGCGTCCTCGGACTGATGACCCACGGTGGCGGCGGGACCAACAACACCCACAACGATCACAAGACCAACATCAGCATTGATGGGGCGCAGAGCCCGCAGGACACCGCGAAGGCCGTCGCCGAGATGCTGAACAGGACCTACGCCCACACCTCGGGCCAGACAGGAATCTACTCTGGTGGCTACTAACATCATACCCTCAGATGGCATCTCAATGTTCACGGTGTTGCAGACACTGGCGAACACGAACCCGTCCGCGGTCGCGGCCATCGTGCGGCCGAACAACCCGCCTCCGGGGATCGCGGGGTTCATCTTCGACGTGGTGGGGGACGAGACCACGGAACTGAAGTCGAACATCACGGACAACGTCGTGGAGGACAACACGACGGTGCAGGACCACATCTCGCTCGATCCCGAGACGATCACGGTGCGGGCGCTTATGGCCGAGCTGGCGACAAGCACGCCGGTCAACCCTCCCGTGGCGCAGCCCTTGTCGCCTCTCCCGCTGAACCCAGGCCTCGTGCCTCCGCTCACGCCGGGATCGAACACCCCGACCCCGGACCCCACCAACCTCCAGAACACGCAGTCACTGTACAACTACTACGAGCAGCAGTCCACCATCGGGATCGTGGGCACGCCTCCCGCGGGTCAGGCGGCCAAGAAGAACACGCGGCAGAGCGATGCCTTCCTGTTCTTCTATGCGATGTGGAAGGGCCGCCAGCTCTCCAGCGTCGAGACCCCGTACGGGATATGGACGAACATGGCGATCCTCTCGCTCCGCGCCGAGCAGTCGGAGACCTCGAAGTACGTCTCCGACTTCTGGATCACGTTTAAGAAAATGCGGTTCGCCGCGAGCGTCACCGTCAGCTCTGGCCTGCTCGCCGGTCGCGCCGCCTATCAAGGGGCCACGCCCACCCAGAACGGCAACAGCGGGCAGACCTACCTCTCTTCGACGGCCCTCTCACAATTCCTCGGCACGTTCCCATGAGCCAGCAGATCTCAGGCATCACAGCGGACCCCATCCAGCAGCTAGGGTTGCTCCTGCCCGATGGCTCGCAGGTTCAGTGGACGCTCACGTACCGGCCGCAGCAGCAGGGGTGGTACTACGACATCTCGTGGCCCAACCCCACGAACCCGACCTCGCCGTTCAACCTCCAGGGCGTGCGCCTCGTGTGCAGCCCGAACATCCTGCGGCAGTACCGCAACCAGATCCCATTCGGGATTATGATCTCGACCGTGGGCTCGGTCGAGCCGGTGAACCCCGGCGATTTCCAGAACGGCGTCGTCACCGCCATCCTCCTCGCCGCGGCCGACGTGGCGCTCGTGGAGTCAACCCTCTTCCCCGGTAGCTGATGAAATACGGGAGGATCTACAAGATGTCGCTGGAGGTGGCCGGGGGGCAGAACATCACGCTGTCCCTTCCCGCCAACGGCGGCTCCACGCCTGCTCTCGCCATCGAGTTCGAGATCAAGCGCGAGTACCTCGCGTCCTCCCAGACCGCCACCTTCCGCATCTACAACCTGCCCGAAAGCATCCGCAACCTGGTGTGGAAGGATCAGTATATGTGGGCGCAGTTCCGGGCGATCCAGTTTTGGGCGGGCTACGGCACCTTCGCCCCGCTCATCTTCAACGGTTCGATCCTTCGCGCGTACACGGTGCGCGGCTCGGGCGAGCTGGACAACTTCACGATCTTGGAGTGCTACGACGGCGGCTACCAGATGACGAACGGCTTCACGAGCACCGTGATCACGCCGGGGACCCCGGCCTCGCGGGTGATCGCGCAGCTCGCGCAGACGCTGCCGCAGGTTCGAGGCCAGCCCATCGTCGGGTCCTTCCCGGCCACCAACCTCCGCGGCGAGGTCCTCTTCGGCAACACCTGGGATCTGATCCAGAGGAAGTCGCAGGGGCAGGCGATCATCGACAACGGGCAGGTGAAGGTCCTGAACATGAACGAGACGATCACCGGGGACATCCCGCTGATCGACGCCTCGACCGGCCTCCTCGGCGCTCCCGAGCGCACGGACGCCCTCATCAACTTCACCACGGTCTTCGAGCCCCGCGTCACCGTGGGACAGGCGCTCCAGCTCAAGAGCACCGTGAACGCCCTCTTCGACGGCAACTACAAGGTCATGGGGTTCACCCACAGCGGGCGCATCAGCGAGTACGGCCCCGCGGGCGAGGCCCGCACCAACATCAGCCTCTGGCTGGGGACGCAGTCCCTGACCCCCGTGGCGGGCACGCCGATCCAATGAACGCCCCACTCAAAGTCGAGACACCGAGCCTGCGCGGCCTCTTCACCGACCTGATCCAGGAGGTGATGGCGAAGTTCAACTGCCACCAGCTCGGGACGATCCAGTCCGTGAACGCCGCGAAGAACACGGTAACGGTCTCGATCAACGTGCTCCGCGTCACGAGCAAGGTCTCCCCCACGGGGCAGGACCCCACGCAGTCCACGCCCCCGGCCGTCGCCTACGTCACGTACCCGATCCTGGTGGATGTGCCGTTCTTCATCATGTCGGGCGGCGGCGGCGTGATCACGATGCCCATAGCGCAGGGCGACACCTGCCTCGTGATGTTCAACGACCGCGACATCGACGCGTGGTTCACCACGGGCGGCGTGGTGGCTCCGAACAGTTCGAGGATGCACGACCTGGCAGACGGGCTCGCCCTCGTGGGTTTCCGCTCGCTGTCGAACCTGGTGGCCGCCTACTCGACAACGGACATCCAGATCAAGAACGGCGGCGGCCAGATCTCGGTGGCGGCGAAGATCAACATCTCGAACGGCACGACCAGCCTGCTCACCCTGATGACGAACCTGATCACCGCGCTGACGAGCTGGGTGGATACCCACGGGGACATCCCTAACGCCATCACGCTGTACAACCTCAACAACGTGCAGACGCTGATCAACGCACTACTCAAATGAGCCAGACCTTCCGAGGCATCACAGCGACCGGCGATTGGGTGTTTGGCGCGGGCCAGCAGAGCTACCTCACGGGCAACGCCTCCATCCAGGCCGACATCCTCACCGCCCTCAAGGTGTGGCTGGGGGAGTGCTTCTTCAACACGGCCGCGGGCGTGGACTGGAAGAACCTGCTCGGGGGAAAGAACCCGCAGGCGCAGGCCCAGATCCTCATCCAGACCCGCAGCGTCATCCTCGGCCGGAGCGGGGTCGTATCCATCAACAGCGTACAGGCGATCTTGAACTCCTCACGAGGACTGTCCATAGCGTATAACATCAACACGATCTACTCGACCCAGCTCACCGCCACGATTCCGCTAACATGAGCACACCCACCCAGAACCAGATCACCGCCTCGGGTCTCCAGATCCAGGCGCTCGCGGACATCATCAACGAGCTGGAGTACGGCACGTCGAGCTACCCCGGATTCTTCGGGATCTACGGCGCGAGCATCAACCTGTCCCCGAACAGCCCGGACGGCCAGTTGATGAACCTCTTCGCCCAGATGCTGATCGACGTGGAGGAGTTCATCCAGACGATCTACAACAGCTTCGACCCGGACCAAGCCTTTGGCGTCAGCCTCGATCAGCGCGTGGCGATCAACGGCATCGTCCGCAACGCGGGCACTTACACCCAGCAGCAGGTGACGGTCACAGTCTCGCAGGCCCTTCAGTTGCCGGGGCTCGACCTGTTCCCGAACTCACCGTTCACGGTGGCCGACTCGCAGGGCAATCAATACCAGCTCCTCACGACCTACAACTTCGCCGCGACGGGCAGTCAGGCCCTCGCGTTTCAGGCGGCCGTCGTGGGGCCGGTGTCCGCGGCTCCGGGGACGATCAACACCCAGGTCACTATCCTGCTCGGCGTCACCACGGTGAACAACGCCTCCGGCCCGACCACGACCGGCACGGCGACCGAGACCGACGCGGCCCTGCGCATCCGGCGCTCGAACTCCACATCGCTGTCGAGCAAGGGATACTACCAGGGGCTCTACGGCGCGCTCCTCGCCACGCCGGGGGTGACACAGGCGCTTGTCCACGAGAACTACACCGGGGCCACGGACTCGGCCGGAGTGCCCGCCCACTCGCTCTGGGTGGTCGTGGTGGGCGGTGCCGCGGCGGCCGTGGCCCAGACGATCTACACGAAGCGCAACGCGGGTTGCGGACAGTACGGGAGCCAGAGCCAGCCGATCACGCAGGTGGACGGGACCACGTTCAACATCCTGTTCGACTACGCCACGACCCAGAACCTCTACATCTCTTTCACGATAACGGCGCTCACCGGGGCGTTCACGGCCTCGTACCTCGCCGCCCAGATCCGCGCGCAGATCAGCTACTTGATCGGGCAGACCGCGACAGCCTCGCAGATCATGGCGCTGGTGCAGTCGATCTACCCGAACTGCTACACGTCGGCCGAGGGCGTCTCGCTCACGAACGGTTCGGGCTACGCGGCGTCGGTGAACCCGACCAACATCAACAACATCTTCACGATCCCCGCAGGAGCCATCAAGATTAACGGCACCAACTACTGATGTCAGCGGACCCCAACCTGGACAGCCTCATCTCGTACTACCAGAGCCTCCTGCTCTTCCAGTACAAGGCGCAGCCGAACGCGGCGGCGACCATCGCCATTCTCGCGAAGAAGGCGATGCTGGACGACCTTCCGTACTTCCTCAATCAGGCGTTCAACCTGAACACGGCGGTCGGTTACCAGCTCGACATACTGGGGAAGTACATCGGCGTCTCACGCCAGATAGGTCCTCCCGCGGCCGTGAACTACTTCGGCTTCGTGGACTACATCTCTGGGAATCTCCAGAACTACAACGGGTTTTCGGACTACACGAACCCGATCAACAACGCGACGTTGTGGTTCAGCTACCTCTACGTGGGCACCCAGAACACCGCGCTCACCGACTCGGCTTACGCCCAAGTGATGAAGCTCCAGATCATTTTGAACGCGATGGACGGGACGCTCAACTCGATCCAGAACTATCTTAATCAGTTCTTCAAGGGCCTCGTGTTCGTGACCGACAACCAGAACATGAGCCTCACCTACACGGTGTGGTCGACGTGCCCGATCCCGGCCGCCACGCTCCTGTTCTTCCTGCCCCGCCCGATGGGCGTGAGCATCTCGGTCGTTTACTTCAACCCCGCGCACCCCGGAGCCACCAGGGTCACCTCTGACGGATCGACCCGTGTCACCTCTGACGGCTCAACCCGTACCAACTAATCTACCATGAAAAAGTCCATCCTCGGCCTAATGGCCCTCGCCTGCTCCGTGCGCGTCCTCGCTCTCACGGAGACCATCCCGCAGATACCGAACACGATCCTGGCTCCCGCGTCCGACGACTACTTCGAGACGGGCGGCAACACCAACGGGTCCGCGAAGATCCTCATAACCACATTCCCCATCGTGGTGCAGAGCAGGCCCGCGCTATCCGCGTTGAACATGAGTGGCAGGGCCAATTCGGAGATCGCGATTTGTGAATCCTCCGTAGGTGTCTTGGGGGATGGGGCGGCGAGTCTGTACTATTACAGCTCGTCCAGTGGAGCGACGGTGGACGGTATCACCGTTCTGTCGGCTACGGGGGGCGGCCGGTGGCTCATGCTGGCGACAGGCCAGCAGGACACCGCCACTTACAATGTGAAGGGCCTTAATGTCCTGTCCTACCAAGCCTCTCTACTCGGCGGCCTGTACACAGGGTTCATCCAGACGAACGCTACAACGGTGACGGGGTCGGGTGCGATCAGCTTGGGGCTCGGGACCAGCAAGGTCGTGGTCGTGAACGCCACGGGCAACATCACGTCGATGACCTCGAACGTGGCGGCGCAGAGTACGGAGAACACGATCATCATCAACAACACTTCGGTGGGCACTATCACCGTGGCGTGGCCCTCCGGGTGGCACCAGATGAACCCGCTACCCACTTCGATGATCGCAGGGCAGACGGCAGTCATCAGGACCGTTCTTTCGTTCCCCGCGGGGCTCGACACCAACATCTACGCCACGCTCGACCCGTGGACCTCCATAGGGACCTCGGGGTCCTCGATCCTCTACGGCAACGGCTCCGGGGGCGTGGCGAACGTGGTGATCGGCTCCGGTCTGTCCTTCTCCGGTGGCACGCTCACGAGCACGGCAACGAGCACCTCGGGCTCGGCGATCCTCTACGGCAACGGCTCTGGCGGCTTCGCCAACGCGACCATCGGGACCGGCCTCGCCTTCTCTGGTGGCATACTGTCCAGCACCGCGACGAGCACCACAGGGTCTTCCATACTCTCAGGTAATGGGTTGGGGGGATTCTCGAACGTGTCCATCGGATCCGGCCTCTCATTCTCTGCGGGCACACTTTCTCTCACTGGCACGTATATCGGGTACGCCACAGCGGCTTTGACGATGTCCGCTATGAGAGGTCTTTCGGCGGCAGTTCCTGGATGGGTGAATGGTACCATCGTTCATCTGGCGGGGTATTACAATCAAGAGGACGGGGGCGGGGGATATTTTGTTTGGGACTCTTCGGATACTACTGCCGACAACGGGGGTACGGTGATCCAAGTTACCGGCGTCACCACGGGGAGACTGCACAGGGTAGATACCAGCACAATAGGGGGCACGCAACTCCCCAACGGCACACTCAATGTGGAGTGGTTTGGAGCCATACCCGACGTGGTGAGAGACTGCACCCCTGGAATAACAGCGGCGTTTAATTCCACGGTATTCAGCGGGTCCAATGAGAGCCCGTGCCTGTACTTCCCCGCGGGCCAGTACCTGATAAAAAC